GTTTCCCAGTCACGATCAAAGACGCGCTGATCCAAAAGACTGGCGTTTGGAAGTGGTGGTGGGAAACCAGCGAGCGGCAGACGAAGGAGAGCTACGAGGGCCTAAGCGCGCTCGAAATCGAAGAGATTTTGAAGAAGATCGCAGGCCGTTCCAAGGACTACGAGATCGTCAGTCAGGAAGCATACACTGGCGAAGAGATAGACCCGCTGACAGGCCAGCCGCAACTGCTGTTCGACATCGAAGTCGAGCTGACGATTGAGATCGAGCGGCCCCGCTTCAAAGCCATCCCGCCTGAAGATTTCTTCATTCCGCCCCGCCACAACAGCCTGTTTGTGCGCGATGCCGATTTCACCTCGCATCGCATCCGCACCACCGTGGCTGATCTCGTTGACCAAGGCTACGACGAGGAATGGGCCAAGTCGCTGCCCGACGATGATGAGACGCTCTACGACAACGAGCGCGAGGCCCGCTTCAGCGGCGACAATGATTACGAGACCGACAGCAACCAGGCCTATGCCGGCGAGCTGATGCGTCCTGTCGTGACGTTCGAGTGTTACATTCGGGCGGATTACGACGGCGACGGCAAGGCTGAGCTGCGCAAGGCGCTTACCGGTGGCGACAGCAGCCAGAAGGTCGCGCGCTGGGCGGATACATCGAAGGGCGAAGATGGTCTCGACATGGAGATCGTCGAGGAAAGCCCGTTCGCGGCGATCACGCCGACGCTGATGAGCCACAAGTTTTACGGCCGCGCCATCAGTGAGCAGGTGGAAGACCTGCAGCGCATCAAAACGGTGCTTTGGCGCCAGATGCTCGACAACGTCTATGCGAGCGCCAACCCGTCCGTTGAGATGCCCGACGCGTGCATCAACGAACACACGATTGAAGATTTCCTTACCACGCGCCCGCAGAAGATTATCCGCACCCGCGGCCAAGGCGGGATGATGCGCGAAATCAATCCGCCGACGATCATCGAGCCGGTGATGGGCGCGATTGAATATGTCGAGAGCGCTCGCGAGAACCGCACAGGCGTCACCCGATACAACCAAGGACTCGACGCTGAGTCGCTTAATCAAACAGCGACCGGCCTTATGCGGATCATGACGGCGTCGCAGATGAAAATCTCGCTCATCGCCCGCGTGATGGCTGAGACCGGCATCAAAGACCTATTCCGCGGCCTGCATGGCCTGATCCGGCGGCATGCCTCCAAAGAGATGACCATCAACTTGCGTGGCCAGTGGATACCCGTGGACCCGCGCCATTGGGCCGAACGCGACGACATGGTGGTCAAGGTCGGGCTTGGTATTGCCGGCCGTCAGGAGCGGCAGCTTGCGCTGCAGCAGGTGCTTGAAAACCAGAAGGAAGGCATCGCCGCGCAGGCGCCTGTCGTGACATGGGAGAACATCCACAACACGCTTGAGGACTTCGTGAAGGCGGCGGGCCTCGACACGCCAGAGCGGTACTGGACGCGGCCTGAGCTGAACCCGCAGCAGCCACAGCAGCAGGGCGACCCTGCGTTGGCGCAGCTGGCTCAGATTGAGGCGCTGAAGTTGCAGAACGAAGCGCTGAAGACTCAGATGGATGCTCAGCGCGACATGCAGAAGCTCGAACTCGAACGCATGAAACTGCTGATGCAGGACGATCGCGAGCGCGACAAGGCGGCTCAAGATTTCGTGCTCAAGGAAGCCGAGATCGAAGGCAAGACCGCAGTCGAGGTCGATCGCAATTGGCTCAATGCAGAGGTCCAGAAGGACCGCACACAGGCACAAGCGGCAGTCGCCGCGCAACGTGCAACCCAGCAACCCCAAGGAGCCAGCCAATGAAGAAAGGCTATGGCAAGAAGGGCGGCGGCAAAAAGTCGGCGTCCATGTCCAAGGCGAAGTCTGACACCAAGGCTAAGTCGAAGGGCGCCAACATCGTCGGCTCAAAGGCCAAGACGTTTAAGTGCTAACCAACGAGCTGCAGAAGCGCGCTGATGTCCGACGCGGCCAGCGTGCCAAAGCAATTCTTGATGATGAAGTGTTTCAGGAAGCAATTCGCGGAATCCACGCCGATTGCATGGCAGATTTCGAGAGTTCCAAGCCTGAAGAGCACATCAAGCGCGAGCAGGCCCATCAGGATTTGATGGCAACCAAGCGCGTGCTGTCCAAGCTCCAGAAGTTCATGTTCGACGGCCGTGTGGCCGCACAGGACATCGAGCGCGAGGAGCAGAAGAAGGAAAAGCAGAAGCATGGCTGAAACTGAAGCGGCACCCGTGGAAACCGGCCCGCTCACTCTCGGTGGTGCAGCTGCATCGCTGATCGTTACCGAAACCCCGGAATCGGACCCGACGCCAGCTCTGACCGCAGAGCCGGAACCCGTCGAGGCCGAACAACCGGAAGTTGAGGCTGACGAGACAGCAACCGCTGACGACACAGGCGATGAGACGCCCGAGCCTGTTGAGGCGGAAGAAGCGGCAGAGGGCGAAGACGACGGACAAGACGAGCACGAAGCAGACGACGAAGCAGAGGAGCCGACCGCCGACGTCTATCGGTACAAGGCCGATGGCGTTGAGCATGAAGCCAGCCTCGGTGACCTTCTGCGTTTGGCTTCGGCAGGGCACAACTATCAGCAGAAAACGCAGAAGTTGGCCGCAGAGCGCCAAGAGCTCGAAACTCAGCGCTCAGCCCTTGAAGAGCAGGTCCGCGCTCAATTTGTGGAACGACTGACTCAGATCGAGCAATCGCTTGGTGTGATGCAGGAACCGGATTGGCAGGAGCTTGCCAACGACCCGCATGAGTACGCTCAGCAGCGTGCAAGGTGGGATGCGTTGCAAACTCAACGGGCCAATGTCGCCAAGCAGCGGCAAGAGGAATTCAACAAGCTTCAGTCAGCGCACCAAGCGCGCGCCAGGGAAGCTGCTGAAGAATCCCAAGCCAAGCTGCTTGAGGCTGTGCCCGAGTGGAATGACAAGCAGGTCGCAAACAAGGAACTCGCGGCGATCACGCAATCTGTTGTCAGCAATTACGGCTTCGCGGCCGAAGAGCTGGCGCAGGTGACAGATCACCGGATCATTCTGGCGCTGCGCGATCTCAGCAAATTTCACGAAGCCAAGTCCAAGGTTCGCAAGATCGAAAAGAAGGTGAAGGCAGCCCCGAAGGTGGCCAAGCCGGCACCACGCGCAGAGCGCGTCGATCCCAAGGTCCGCAAAGCGAGCGAAGCCAAGCAGCGGATGCGCAGCGCACGCTCAAGAGGCGAGCAGATGAGCGCCGCTAAGGACTTCCTTCTCACAGGGTAGAACCCATGGCGACGAATACGCAGCTGACGTATGACGCCAATGCGATCCGCGAGGATCTCTCTGACGTCATTTACAACATCGACCCAACCGACACCCCGTTCTTCACGGGCGTTGGCAAGGGCGATGCGGACCAAACAATGATCGAGTGGCAGACTGAAGAACTCGATCCGACGGACTCAGACAATGCCCGGATTGAAGGCGATGATGCCATCATCCAGCCGCCGATCGAGACCGCCCGCCTGAATAATCAGTGCCAGATCACGGACAAGGCCGTGTCAGTTTCCGGCACTTCGCAGGCTGTCAACAAGGCCGGCATCACCGACAACATGGCGCATCAGGTCACGCTGAAGACCGTGGGCATGCGTCGGGATATCGAAACCATCCTGTTGTCGAACCAAGCCAAGAACGCGGGCACATCGTCAACCGCCCGCCGTGTTGGCTCCGTGTTGTCCTGGATCGCGACCAACGACAACTTTGGGGCGACCGGCGCTTCCCCGGCTGGTACGGGCGCAGATACCCGCACCGATGGCACGCAGCGTGTCTTCACTGAAGAGCTGTTGGCTTCGACCTATCAGGATTGCTGGACCAATGGCGGCCAGCCCGACACGCTGATGGTTGGCGCCTTCAACAAGCGCAAGTTCAGCTCGAACTTCTCGGGCCGGGCGACGCAGTTCAAGGATGTCGAAGACAAAAGGGTCGTGGCGAGCGCGGACATCTGGGAAGGCGATTTTGGTCAAGTGACCGTGATCCCCAACCGCTTCATGCGTGCTCGCGATGCGTTGCTCCTGCAGATGGACATGTGGTCCGTCGACTACCTGCGGGCGCCGCGCAACTGGGAGCTTGCGAAGAACGGTGACTATTTCCGCCGCCAGGTCTTGGCGGAGTGGACGCTGCGTTCCAAGCAAGAAGCTGCCAGCGGCGGCATCTTCGATCTGACGACATCTTAAGGAGGCCAGAACATGAGCGTTCAGCCACTTGACGTTTCCTACCTGACCGGCCGCATCGCGGACATCTCGACGGCGGGCCAAATCTACTTCTACGTGCCGACCGATGGCCGCCTTGAGGCAGTTCACTCGGTGCTGAATGGCGTCATCGCCACAGCTGATGCAGACCTGACTGTGAAGCAGACAGGCTCGGCAACCGCCACATTGGCCACCATCACAGTCACGGCAAGTGGCAGTGCAGCCGGTGATGTGGACAGCGCAACCCTCGACACAGCGGTCGTCGCAGGCGACTTGATCGAGGTCGAAACAGACGGCGCTTCAACCAACGCGATTGGCACGGACATCATGCTCGTGCTCCGCAAGCGGACCGCCTAACCATCATCCTCTCAGCTAGCCTGGGTGGGCTCTGGCTCACCTAGGCGTTCTCTTCAGCTATGATCCCGACACCGGGATTGAGCGCTGGTGGAGAAAAAACAACGACGGCACTTTCACGGTTACGGTCACTCAGGAAGAGCGGCCGATGATCGATGCCAACACAGAAGAATTCAACGACGGCGGCTGGAGCAAGACGAGCTTCGGTCGCAAAGTCGCGTCGATCCCGCTCAATGTCCTGAACGACTGGCATCGCCAGGGAATCAAGATGAACGATCACGAGGGCATCAAGCGGCGCCTGAACGACATCGACTGGCGCAAGCTGCGCACGAGGCCGGGGCGGATCTAGTGTGCCGATTCTATGGGATGACAATACCACATGGGACGATGGCAAGGGTTGGACAGATGACGGCGCGCTGCCGTTTAGCCCGTTGAGCATCACCAACTACAACGAGTTGAAGACGGCCGTGGGCACATGGATGGCCCGGCCTGAGCTTAACTCGCAGATCGAAGATTTCATCGCGTTGGCCGAAGCGCAATTTAACCGCCGGCTGCGCATCCGCCCGATGGAAGAAGAAGCCGATCTTACCATTGCGGCCGAAGAGGTCTCGATGCCCTCGCAATTCAAGCGTGTGCGGCGGCTCTACCTCAACACCAACCCGATAGTTGATTTGAAATACCTGTCGCCTGAGCAGCTGCGCGACAAATACCGCAGCAGCGCGACGGGCAAGCCGGAAGTGTACACCATGATCGGCGACAGCTTCTTTTTCCGGCCGATCCCTGACAGCAGCTACACGGGCAAGCTCAGCTATTACAAAGGCTTCACGCCGCTGAGCGCGGCCAACACGACCAATGCCATGCTCACCAGCAACCCAGACCTCTACCTGTTCGGGGCGCTCATCGCTGGCGAGGAGTATTTCCACAACGACCCGCGCATCAAATATTGGCGTGACCGCTATGAGCAGATCATCACGGAAATCAAAGACGAAGACACGGGCGACCGTGCCAGCGGCTCGGCGCTGCATCAGCGGCCAGAGCGGCGGGAGTATTACCGCTAGATGATGCGCCCCTATGGGCCATGGCGGCCGGATCAACCCGAGTACACGCCGAACATCGTCCGAGAAGCTTCCAACGTCGTGCCGCAGGTGGGTGGCTACGGCCCGGTCAACGATCTGGTGCCGTTCTCAAGCGCCCTAGACGCTCGCTGCCGTGGGGCAGTGGGCTACAATGCTGGTGGCTCGGAGATCGTTTTCGCGGGCACGGAGACCGAGCTTTACCGGATCAACAACGCGACGCCTGCGGTGATCTCGAAGTCGGGCGGCTACAGCAGCACGGCCTATTGGCGGTTCTGCCTGTTCGGGCGGCGGGTGATTGCGACGAACTACAACGATGATGTGCAGACCTACCTGATCGGCACGGACTCGCTGTTTTCCGATTTGAACACATCGGCCCCCAAGGCCCGCACATGCGCCACCGTGGGCGATTTCGTGGTGCTCGGCGATGTGAACGATGCAACCGATGGCGCGCAGGACAAGCGCGTGCATTGGTCTGGCTTTGCCGACCCGACAAGCTGGCCAACCCCGGGCAGCGATAGCGCCTTGCGGCAGCAATCCGACTTCCAGGATCTGCGCAACGACAGCGGGCCAATCAAAGCAATTGTGCCCGGTCTGTTCGGTGCTGATGCGCTGGTGATGCAAGAGCGTGGCGTGGTTCGCATGAACTATGTGGGCGCCCGCAACGCGGTGTTCAGCTTTGACCCGATCGAGGGCGCGCGTGGTTGCATTGCGCCCAACAGCCCGATCATCTCGGGCGGCATTGTCTACTACCCATCAGAAGACGGGTTTTACGCCAGCGACGGTAACAGCTCGGAGATGATTGGCTTCGGCAAAGTTGACCAGTTCTTCCTTAACGATCTGGGCGCCGCCGATCGTGACCGCATCTACGGGGCAGCCGACCCGCGCCGGAAGCTGTTCTATTGGATCTATCCTGGCGCTGGCTCAGTGGATGGCGTGCCTAATCGCGCGATCTGCTACAACTACGGGCTTAAAGAATTTTCGCTGATCGAGGATTGGGAAGCGAACGTTGTCTTCACCAGCTACAACTTTTCGCGCCTTGTCGATGACGTAAGCGATTTGGTCGATACCGTTGATATCCTTGTGGATTCCGACTTCTGGCGCGGTGGCCAACAAATCCTCGCGTTCATCGATACGGACAACAAGCTGAGTTATGCGAGCGGCCGCAGCCTGAATGCGGTCGTCACCAGCGGGACATTCGCGCCAGTCGAGCGGCGTGGCAGCGCGCCTAACTCCGGCATGATCACCCAGCTTTGGCCGATCGTGGACGGTGGCGCCCCACGGGGTCGCCTGAGCTACTCCGACCGGCTCAGCACACCGCAGAAGTTCAGCGAGAGCGCCACCGAGCAGAACGCAGTCGGCTACTGCCCGCAGCGCGTTCGTGGCCGCTACTTCCAGGCCCGCACACGCATGAGAGCCGGCCAAGACTGGAATCACCTGCAGGGCTTCGAAACGGACTGGTCCGAGGCTGGCGACCGTGGATGACCTGCGCGAAGTTCGAGCCGAAGGTGATCTCGTCCAGGCCTTCAACCGAAACGTGCGCACGCTCCGAGCTTCCTCGCGAATTGTGGAGGCCGGCGAGCTGTCATTGGCCACAGGCGCCGCAACAACGGTATTCAGCAC